GGCTACTCTATCAAGTTGCGCTTGTTGGCCCGCTTCACTAGCAATAGTTTGCCTTAACTTCTTTTTTCTATCTGATTCTTTTTGAGCCGCTAAAGCCTCTTCTTTTGATTCATCAGAGGCCCGTTGTTGGAATTGACCCATTTGTTCTTTAAAACCAGCAGTATCTTTTGCTTCTCCGGCTAATCTAGTCTTTTCATCCTTTACTGATTCTTTACCTTGTGCAAATCTTTATAAATTTTCAAATCTAGGTTTTCCACTAATAGGGTCTATTGGATTTTTGGCTCTTAAATCAACACGCTTTCCTGTTCCTGCTCCTGTTGCTGATGGGTCAGGTAAATAGGTATTAGGATTTAAATAACTTAAAGCCTTTTTACCACGACCTAATATATTTCTAACTCCTTGTGATAATCCTTCTTTTGTTTTTTTAGCACCTTCTTTTATATTTCGGCCCATTACTTCTGCTTTGCCTCTATAATCTCCTTTTTGGGGCTGACCTGCTTTCCTTCTTGCTAGTTTAGTTGCTTCTTGAATATTTTTAATACCTGCTTCTCCGCCTGTTTTGCCTTTAATATCAAATTCAGTTGCTTGTGGCCCTGCCCAATTACGATATTCTTGTAATGCCGCTTCTTTTCGTCTATTAATATCTCCTGTTTTTACATTTGCTTCATCTGCGGCCCTTTGTTCACTAGGAGTTCTTTGATAGGAAAGTGACCTACCACTACCCGTTCTTTTAATAATCTCAAACCATGCTTCTCTCATAATAAATCCCTCAATCAATAAAATAGACTATATCGCCTTTTCCTGTTAGTATGTCCATACCTTCTTTTTTAAGTATGTCATACTTTTCTTTAGTAGTAATGTTACCACCCGTTTCTGTTATTAGAATACTTTGGTCGTCATGCCTTAGTATTTCTGCCGCTACTAATTTAGTAGCCGCTTCGTGAATAGTTGCAGGTACTCGACCATCTCCTGCTAAGTAAGAAACTATTACTGAATTATTCTTATGGTAAGGATAATCTTGTAAAAAGAATATTCGCCCTTCTTCGTTTAATAACCAATAACTTCCAATTCTTCTCATATCTTCTTTATCAGTAAATGAAGTCAAATCACAAACAGTAGGAATAAGAGTATCAGTAGTGAATGTTAAAGTATTAGTGCCACTACCCGTTGCTGAACTACTTAATTCAACAGTAGTTGAGTTAGTAATAGAAGCAATTGTAATTGCCCCACTAATGCCTGTTCCTGTTACAGTCATACCTACGGCTAATTTAGAAGAATCTGCCACTGTTAAGGTAGCATCAGTATTTACAGTAGTGCATGTTTGATTTATGGTTGCTTTTATCACACAATCTGCCCCATCATCCCCTGAAAGCAGGGATGAAATGAGAACAATTGCCCCGTTTCCGTCCTCTTTTTGAGCATAGAAAAAGTCAGAAATGGAAAGTGAAGAAGAAGTAAGGGCTTTTGGCGCAGTTGCACCTGTAAAGGTTGAAGTTGAAGATGGAAACTGTTCATTAATCAAAGAGACTATTTCATTATTAGTAGTTTTAATACCAAATGTATTACAAAACTCATCAACCCCTAAACTACCTACTACATTTTCTGAGGCCATTGTAAATGATACTCCACTGTTAGGTAATTGTAATATAATTGAATTTAAGTCTCTAAAATTATCTAATAGTTGTATTTGTGCTTGAGCAGATGCTAATTCTTTATACTCACTACCGTTCCATACTTGTAAAGAAATTACTTTTCTGACTTTCATTTGAGTTAATTCTATAAATCCTACATATCCACCATATAAAGTATTTCCGGGAATATTTCTATAATCAAAGTTATGAATTTCTTTTTTAGTTAATAGAGGTCTAAAAGAACGCTTAACCTTTTCATCAATCATTCCTTCTACTCTTTTAATAATAGCACCAACTTGTGCTAAAGTAGGATAAGTATTGCTTGCATGAAAGGCAGGTACTTGTAGTAAATTAGCAACTTCTGTTGCATCAGTATAATATCCCCTGCCATCAGAATAACTAGGGTTAATAGAAGTAAAGTCACTAGGAGATATTGTTAGTCCCAAACTACTCACTTCCTACTAATCCCATTCTTCTCAATTTATTATACCTTATTTTAAATCCTGCAACATGTTGTTTTAAGTCTTCATTGATAGATTTAGCACCGCCACCTCTAACATAAGGATTAAAGTCAAATTTCTGCTTTAGTCTAGCATAATACTGAACAATCATAATGGCATTTTCAGATAAATATTCATATAAACCTGCACCATCACTTTTAAACTTTTTAGGTGGGCTTTTAATATACATTTCTATTTTATGTTGCCACACTTCGTCTGCATCTTTTAAATTCCTTTCAGCAGACTCGAAAATATCTGATTCGTCAATCCATTTTTCTATTATAGGAGCAAATACCTCATCAAAATTTAAAACATCTTGTTGCAAACTTCTTTGTCTTCTTGTTTTAATTTGTTTAGTTCCTGAAAAAGAAATGGCTCTATATAATTTACCATTCCACTCAAACTCCATTCTTTTATCGTCTAATAATTCATAATCAACAAATTCACCAGCAGCATCATAAACAAGGTCTTCATACTCTTCTTCTGATAATTCTTCCTTTTTCCAATCAGTCCACTTTCCTCCGTCTCCTACTTCTTTAACATTAACAGTAATTAATTTATTCTCATGTTCTTTCTGATATTCATAGAAAGCCGATTGAATTTCTGCTAATTCTTCTTCCGTTTCTGCTTCTAATACTTCAGCACTATCATTGTCTACTTCTTTAAAAGTCATATGGGCTTGAGTTTGTTCTTTAATTCCTTTAAGTTCAGGGAAATCTAATTTAATTGGCATTTCTTCTTTTCTTCCTTTAGTATATCCACCTGAATTAGAAGAAGAAAATTTACCATTAGTAATACCGTCTGCTCTTATTTTTGCATCTTTAGCCCTTGTTTCTATTTTAATATTTGAATCAGAAGGAACAGTGACTATTGCATGTTTTCCTAATGGTTTTTGGGGAGTAATTGCATAAGTATCTTTTCCTTTAATTACATCAAATTGAATATCTAAATCGTACCAATCATCTTTTCCAAAGAGTTGAGGATAAGTCTTACCAAATGATTTGATGCTTTGTAAATCCCTACCGTATTTAGTAAAGGTTATCCCCGAAAGTTCAGAAACAAAATCATCATCATCTAATAAAGCATTTAGTTTTTTCCTATTAAGTTTTCTATTAACTTTATCTTTATCTTGTACGATTTTTTTACTTGTAACTTCTTCAGTTTCTCCTGTTTTTTTACCTGTACCTGTAATACTTTCAACTTCTTTCGTACTTTCTTCTGTTTTTATATTTGCTGAGTATAATTGTTTCAGTCCAGAGCCACTTAATTTAATAAAATCATAACTTGGAGTTTCTTCCATTACTTCATTAATTATTGAATTAAGTTCTGATTTCATCTCTTCAACATAGCCGTCTTGTTTAGCCGCTTTCTTGGCTTTGTCATAGTTATTTAAAAAACTTCTGTTGTTTTCAAATAAAAATGATTTAAGTCTATTTTTAATTTCTTCTCTGTCGTTATCAGTATCTAAAGACACTGACCCCCAAAGATGAAGTAATACCATTTTATTCAACTCACATTAACCATTTAGCCCAAGCCGCACCTTTTTGAATAGCAGAACCTAATCCTAAACCTGCTTGTGGTGGCTCATAACTCATTTGGCCTTGTTGGTCAATCCAATAAGGACGGCCATATCCGTCTGTTCCATTTGGAGGAACAGGATAACCTGTGCCATTATTCATAGCCCCGTTCATTTGATTATATTGTTGTTGTTGCCCCATAACTCCCGCCATAGCCATACCTGCCGTTGGTTGTACTGCATTGTTCATACCGCCTCCAAATCCTTGAGATTCAAGGTATTGTTGTTTCGCAAGTTTCCTTTGATTAATTACTTCTGTATTTACAGCAGTTTGTAATAGTTTTTGAATATCTAAATCAATGTTTTCCTGAGTTATCTTTTCAAATTCTCTCATAGCATCAGCATTAATTACCATACCTGTACCACTTGCAGAAAAGGCTAATTTAGCCAGCATTTGACTAACTACTCTTTCTATTACATCTTCCATTAATTTTTCAAGAGCAGTTAAAAACTGTTCTCCGTGATATTGGAAAAACTCTTCAACATGGTTATCTTGTAAAGATAACAAATTATTCATTGATTTAAATTGTTGGTCGCCTTGTTGCTGAACAGCATTCATCACTGTTCCATTACTTGTTCCTAATATGCCCATATTCATTCACCTTTTTTATTTTCTTTTTCAGACTTAACTTCTGTATTATTTGCTTTGACTCCTTCTTTTATCATCAAATAGTTAAGCCTATCTGTTAATATGTTTATTTCACCAACAATCTCAATTGCTTCGTTGGTCGGACTCCTGTTATCTCCTAATGTGGGAGGCTTTATTAAATAACCGCTTGCCGAGAGTGCGGCAATATCTTCCTTAGATAAATGGGTAATTGGCCCACTCTTAAGCATTTTAGGCATTTTAGGAACAAAGCGTTTAAATTCTAATCCATGTTTGTCTGCAAGTATTTGTTGTTGAAGCATCTCTAACTGCATAAACATAGAAGCGTGTTTAGGACAATATGTTCCCATTAATGGCCTACCTTTAACTACTCCATCTAAAGGAATAGGAGGTCGTAAATAATCTCCTTGTTCCCAAATATGATGGAATCCACAAACTATACATCTATCTTTAAGATTAAATTTCTTTCCATATTTTAATAATAAAAATTTCTTTTTTTCTGGACTTAATACATGAATTAATTCTTTTAATTGTTTCTTCGGTTTAATTGTTATAAATTTATATTCAGTAACAACTCCACTTGCTCTTGCTTGTTTTAGGGGCGATAAATACAAGTTAGCATTCGGAACCCCTTGTCCTATTATTTGGTTATTATACATCTTTCATTCCTCAATAATCTTTTATCATTGTCATTACGCCTCTATATACCATTTCGGGGTCTGACTTTGCTGAAACTAAATACTTAAAACAAGGTATTCCTTTATCATTTAATTGCCTCATTCCATATTTAAACGGTTCAAAAATTTTATGTTTATCTATAGTTTGTCCTTCTTCTAATGGATATTTTTCTCCCCATATATCATATTTATTAGCCCATATTCCTACTGCCATTGGATAATCAGATTCTTTTTTCTTTCTTCCTGTTGGCCATAAATTTGAGACTATAGTATCAACTAAAAATTTCCATGCTACTTGATGGTCTAAGTTTGCTTCATTATCTAAATGTCTATGGTCTATAAGAAATATAACATACTTAACTCTACGCTTTTGCATATCTTTTACCCATTCTTTCCAATAAATCGCTTCTCCGCCAACATCTGAACTTCTTATAGTATGAGAGTCTCCGTCAATTTTAACTGTTTTTCGTGATGCTCTATGCAATCCAATTGTTCTTTCATTAACTTGCGGTACTTCGCCTCTTGTTCTTAATTGATTACTTAATGTAGTTTTTCCTACCATTGTTGCTCCATAAACACCAAAGTTAATTGCATGGACTTTTCTATAAAAACCAATTAATGCCTCTCCTACAAGGATAGCAAACCCTGTCATCATAGACAAAGTTATACCTCCCAACTATGCCAAAAGGTATCTAATAGCCAACCCATTATATTTATATCAAAAACACCCATAATATTACCAATAAATAAAGCAGATAAGGTGGCAAAAGTACCCCAAAACCATGCTCTCATCTTAAAAAAGAGCATATCGGCAGAATGCGCCCGACTTTGATTATAAACATAATCAGTATCGGATAAACCCATCAAATCGCCAAGAACCATTTAACCGCCTCATTGAAGAGTTGCGGCTAAAAATTCACTACCAACGGTATTATCATCGGTTTCTGATGGCATTTGGGCATAAGGATTAATGAAAGAAGTATTGTATTGTTTAGCACTATCTCTCATTTTATTCCTTTGTTGCTCATCTCTTGCCTTTCTTTCCCAATAGGCCGCAATCTTTCTATCAAGAAGCCACATTTCAATTCTGTCATTAAGGACTAAATCGAATACTGCTTTCATAATCATAATTGCGCCAACTGTCATTAGCCCGAATAGAATAGAATGGGCTAATACTCCATGTGGAAAGGTTATTCCATAATTAGCATAAAAAAATACATTAGCACCACTAAGCGCACCAACAAAAAGGATTGTCATTATTAAACGAGTGTCTTTATTTAAAACTGCCATTTAATTCACCTCAATTAAATTCAACGGCTACTGCCGCACCTGTACCGGAACCTGTTGATATATCTAAGTATAATCCATTTAAGCAGATTACACCGTGCATATCAAACTCAACAGGGGCCATATTTGGTGCAAGAACCATTCGTGCTAATTCAGTACCGCTTGCGGCAGAAGCATTATCAAATACTTTAACAGTAGTTTCTGCGCCAGCACCCGTATTACAGGCATGAATACTAACTAATTTACACCTACCAGCATAAACTGACGCACTTGCAGTAAGAATCCCACTACTTCGACAACCCGACATACTTCATCCTCTCCGTTCAATTCTACTACAACGCTTCTCCCTCTTAATCCTATTGGTTGATTACTCAACTAAAGAAGATTTTTTAGGTTTGGTGCTTGTAGTTTTTGGTTTAGGCTTAGGTTTAGACTTAACTACTACCTTTGGTGGCAAAAGCATATCTGCTAATTGCATGTGGGTAAGTATTTCTGTATTTAATTCACCTGTAAGTAAAGCAAATAATTTAGTGTCAACTTGCATTAACTCTTCTCTATCGCTTTCTTCAAAAGTAAATTGTAGGTTTTTATCCCCTAATCTAACTAAAGCAGCATTTATACTAATAGAAGCCGAGACTTCTCTAGTGAGTCTATTACCCATTAGAGAAGTCTCGAAAACTGTAGCATTATCAGACAGTTTGACTGAAACCAATCAAACCACCTCAAAGGTTGCCATAAACACGCATTCGGACTGAACCACCGTTAGCGTCATTTGCCGCAGTAGCGTTTGTTCCGTCTAAACTTGTGAACATCAGTGCTATTGAACTGTTAGATTCATAATCACCTGTTGCTGAACATTCTATCTGTGGTTGTAGTCCATTAGCGTTATCGTGTCCTGTAATAACTGCCGCAGTAATTGATGATAGTCCAAAAGCAGAAGCCGGTATTACTGAACCAGCCGCTACTATTGAAGATACATCAACTAACGCATCAACCATGTATTCGTCACCGTTTGCTCTTGGTTTTGTAAAACCTTTATGGTCTGCCAAAAGAGTAACTGTATATACTAGTGCCAATTAAAACACCTCACTTCTGTCCTATTGCGAACCAATAAAGAACATCGCCAGAAGTAGGAATAACATTGATATTACCGTCAGAATTAGGTAATGATTCCTTAACTACTGCTGCTGCCGCTTCAACCGCAGAACCCGAATGTGTTAGTAAAAACACATCAACGCTGCTTAGTCCGGTTGCTACATCATCATCTGCTGAATCAGTGGTTGTCTTTCCAAAAACCATTGTACGGTTTCCTTCAATCTTCATTTCAAATAGTGTATTTGTTGTCCATGCCATATTTAATCATCTCCATATGTTTTAACAAACCTCAAAGAAGGTTTGTAATCTTCCCCTGTCCCTTAAAGTAGGAACAACCGACTTCTGCAATTGTACGGTACAATGCCTTGTTACCAAGAGTACCTACACCAAATGGGTTTCCATTAGAAATACCGTCCTCAAAGTATTGAGTTGGTTTCATAACAGACAACCATAGATGGTCAGTGTCAAGGAAAAGCATATCACTAATACAAGAGGAATTAACACCTGTTGATGGCATAGCCGCAACAGGAATCAAAGGTATATCATAGTAAGTTGAAACTCTAAATCCAACTTCTGAACCCTTTACACCCCTAACTCCATTAACAGTAGGTACAATTTCCTTTCTGTCCATAAAGCGTTCTTGTGCTTGTAATAGGTCACTTAGAGTTTGTAGTGTATCATATCCGGTTAGAATAACCTTTGGTGAACCACCAGCAACTCTTAAGTCTCTAATCATGTCATTTAGAACAGTTAGAGTCAATTGACGAGCAGCACTTGAAGCATAAGAAGCACCAAATGAAACTTGTGAGTCAAGGAATGAACCACTATCACGGTTTGAGCCGTAAATGTGACTTGTTGCTGTTCCGTCTGCATCACCAACAAGGTTTGCAGTTTCCATAGCCGCCAATTCAGCAGTTGATGTAATAACCTTGTATAGAGAAGTATAGTTTCTATCAATGTTAGCAACAGTAGTTGTAGCAACTGCTGAACCTGCATCATAGTTTTCCAAAGGCATTACAAGCATTTGGTTCTGTACTTCTGAATGGTGTTTACCCATGTCTTCACGAAGTTGCGCTCTAATATCGCCAATTCCATCATCTATTGCCGCCATTTCCATAGCCAATTCGCTGAAATCAAATTGATGAGCAACGATTTTTGGGCTTGTAAATAGTGTAGTATAGGTTGGTGCAATTGGGCCAAGACCGTCATTTGCAGTATTTAATCCTGCATTTTCAGGAACGCCACCAATTAGGTCTGCTCTAAGAGTAGATGCACCAAGGTTATCTAACGAAGTATCGCCTGTAACTCCTACGCTTAGAGAATTACCAGAACCACCCGCAGGTCTTTCTGAAAGAACTCTCCAACCGCTTGAAGTGTAAGGACGCTTTGAAATAACTGATAGTGCATTACACTCTCTATTTAGCATAGACCAAACCTTTTGGCCGTATAGTTGGTTGTAAAGATTACCGTTAATACCGCTTGTTGGGTTTGTTTGTGTAGCCGCATCATGTCCTGCATGAAGACCGCTTAATCCACCAGCAGCCTTCAATAGTTGATTACCGAATGCTCCGCCTGTTATTCCGTATGTTTGTGCTTCTAAATCTGCAATTGTGTTAATATATCCTGCCATGTTAAATCACCTCAAAAGTGTCCTCCGACCATTTTATGAATTTCTGACCAATCCATTTCAGCCAATTCATCCATACTTGGGAGTGTTATTTGTGCTTCTTCTTGTGCCTTAATGATTGTATTCTTTTCAGCAGTTAAAGACTTGCGTAGTTGTGTAAATTCGTTCTTTAAGGAAGCAATTTCGCTTGCAGCATCATAGTTTGCCTTTGCGATTACGCTTTCTCTTGAAGAAGTTTCAGCAGTAAATCTGTTTTCAAACTGCTTTTGTAGATTGTCATAAGCCAACTTTTCAAGTTGTTCTTGACGGAAAGCCTCGTAAGCCTTCTCGATGTTACCAACGCTCAAATCAAGCGTTTCTAATTCATCATTACTAAATGCCTTAACAACGGGTAAATCAGAACTTCGTGGCTTGCCATTGTCAATAACCACACGGTCTGCTGGCTCGCCTATTTCGACACCTGCACCATCTAAAGTAGATACATAGGCTTTGTTTTCATCATCCATGTATTCTGCTTTTTCATCTTCTTCTAAAGGCATAGCCTTTTCATCGGTTTCCAATGGCATACCTTTTTCATCTTCGGTGTCCATCATCTCATCTTCCTTCCTAAGAGAATTAACTTCATCCATTAATGAATCTAGTTCTGCTAGGGCTTTTTCTAGTTTGCTCATATTATTCGCCTCTGTTTTTTTGTCTTGTTTAAGTATATCAAATCGTGCTTCTGGGTTTATTCCTTTTTCACATATTGTTACTTCATGTAGTTCTAATTTACTTATTTCATTATAGTCGCCTAATTCTGGATTATTCTTCTTTACTTTATGTATAGCCTGTCCTCCAATACTAAATGACCTTAATGAACCTTTTCTAATGCCTCTGTTTATTTCTTTGGCTTTTTCTATATCGTCTCTTAACTTAATTACTACAAAGAATCCTACATCATCAACTTCTGTTTTCCATAATCTTCCGTTTTTGTCTCTATATGATTTTATTACTTCACCAACTTGAACATTAGAATGGTTTGTCATTACATTTCTAAACTTTGGGTTCTCCATATATTTGTTAACTGCTTCGTTAAGTGCTTTGAGTGTGATTAAATCGTTTTGTTTATCGACTATTTCTATTGAAGCATATCCACCAATCATTAAGTCATCATTAGATTTTAATATCCTTAAATCCTCACTATTGAATCTCTTCATTAGTAGTGTCATTTGCCTCAACCCTTCGTTAGTCTTTCCACTATATAAGGAACACCTAATCTTCATCAGGTATGGTTAATTTATTGTTCTTATCTTCGTAGATATTCCATATGCCTTCGTCACTTTCTTCATCAGCAGGTGCTTGTTTATAGCCCGTCCAAGCCAACCACATTCTTTTACCCTTTACAGGCACTACTCTAACATGCAGTTTAGTCTCAAACTTGTTGCCTTCTAAAAAGTATTCGTGATAACCATGTCTTTGAACACCTAATTTAACTTTTCCTGAATCAATAACCTTTTCTCTTTCAAAGGTTCTAGCAACTTCGGCAGGATATTTACCTGCTTTACCGAATAAATCAAACAATTCTTTTTGATTATCTAAGTCAATGTTCCAATTTATTGATTCATCACCTAATTTCATAACAATGTTAATATTATCATCTTTTCTATTATATATCTTAAATTGACCAGATTGATATTTATCCGGTGTTTTATAGGCTTTTATGATATTATCTTCTAACATAATTTTATCATTTTCAGCAAACAACTTTCCTTCTTCAAATGAAATGCCTTCTCTATTATCAGACCATTCTTTTAATTTCTTACTATTAGATTCCAATACATCTTCATATTCATTAGATTTAGTTTTGACTAAGAAATTATGAACTTCTTTAGGTGTCTTTGCACCGTGTTCCTTTAAGTAATTAAATATAGTAACTGTCAATAAACTTTGTTTAGTCTTCATTATTTCTTCTGCTTTAGATTTCCACATGTCTAAATCATTCAGTGCATTTTTAGACATTAGATTATCTTCTTCAAACCCATAGATAGTAAACCCATCTAAGTCACTCTTAATAATAAGGGTGGCTTCTCCGTGAATATGGTCAGTTATAACTACTCCCTTCTTTAATGCTTCAACATTATAATTTAATGACTTCTTGGTATCTTTAGATAATAATTCTAAAGTAACTACTTTATCGGGCATAGTTACTTCCGGCACTTCAATAACTTTGGCTGAATAAAGAGTATATCTTTCTCCTGATTTCTTAACTTCATCAACTTTAACTCTAATAATATCCCCTATATCAACAGATATTTTAGTATTAAGAGCCTTACCTACATTCATATATTTCTTACCTTGTAATTCTTTAATATGTTTTCCTGTTTCTTCGGTAGGGCCAATATCTATTCCCAAAGTATAAGAATAAAGATTACTCTTAGTCTTCTTCTTATCTAAAACAATAACATCTAAATCAACAAACTTTTTCCACTTAATCCACTTAGGATTCTTTTTAGTACCTATGTAGTAAGTGGAAGTAGCATCTTTAATCACTACTCCTTCAGAAGTAGGCATATCCATAATTACTTTTGCATATTGCTCAATATCTTTAAGACTATCCGCTTCTCTTGTATCTTTCTTAGAAGGGAAAACTAAATGTTCAGAAGAACGAGAAGAATAGTTATTAAACAAAGTCTTCATTCTTTCTGATAATTCTTCTTCAACCATATTTTGTTCATTATGTCTAATAATATCAAATACATGACACTTTAATTCAGCATCTTTATATTTGCCCTTAAAAACATGAGCAATAGTGTCTGCTCTATGTAAAGGGTCTTCTCCATCAAATAGGATTAATTCTGCATCTAATATACAATCACCGAAATGTTTCTTTTTTAGTTCAGAAACTATATCTTTACATTTACTAGTTATGTCCTTTTCATTATACGAATATATTTTAATATTATTATCTATTTTATGTAATTGTATTCTCATACCATCATATTTTTCTTGAACAAACCACTGTCCACTAAATCCTTTTAACTCCTTAATATCATCTATTTCAAATATTCTATACATAGGTTTATTAGGAACTATAAAGTCACTAATGGATTTTTCAGTCTCAGACTTTTCATCCTTAGATTTCTCAATATCCTTTAACTCTTCTAAATCTTCTTCATCTTCTTTAGATAGAATCAATAACTCTAATAAGTCCATACCAGCCTTTACTTTAGATTCGACTTTCTTTGAGTCTTTTCCATCCCCATAATGCTCAATAATATAGAGGGGTATGTCCTCTTCTTGTAGGTCAAGTCCTTTTAGACCCACTGTAATATCATCAGGTTCGATGCTTTTAACAGCGTAAATGGCTGGATTGATGATTGTTTTATCATGCCTTAACGCATAATGAATAAATTTAACCATAGTCTCAGGATTATTTAGTAATTCTTCAAGAACACTATCTGTAAAGCGTTTAGCAAAGGGGTCATCCACTAAATGAGAAGAGTATCTAATCAACTTAATTGTTTCATAAATCTTTTTGGCTTGTTCTGATGATGGGTTTTTAATTTCTTTATCATCCATTAAAGACTCTTCAATATGTTCCTTTAATTCTTTACCTGCCGCATCCCCTTCATTATAAGATTCTCTAATAGCATCAATAGTATTACGCCAACGGCCCCCATATTCGCTAGGGTCTGTTTTTGCAGAAAGATAAGCCACTCTTGTTTTTTCAAACAGTCTAAGTATTTCTTCGGATGGCTGTTTATCCTTCTCTATTGAAGAGAGATTCATTATCCTCCCTCATCTAAACCTTTGAGTTGGCTTTGACATAACTTCAGGAAGATTAATTTCTCTAGTTAACTCTTGCATTTTTTCTTGGAAATCCTTTTGATTAATTTTACCAGCCACTAAATCATCTTTTAGCCTAGTCATGTCTTTATTAACTTGGCTAATTAACTCTTCAATTTCTTCTTCCTTTTCTTTATCTAATACAGGATTACTTTCTCCCCCGCCCCTTTCAGAACGCCCATATCCACGAATACTTTCTTTAAGAACATCTAAAGCCTTTTTAAATTCAGTAACTTCTCCACCTAAACCATATCCTTCTTTTCCATCAGTGTTGGTTTTATATTGAGTGACTTTAGCCGCTTTTGGTTTCTTTAGTTTTATCTTTTCCATAATGTTATCCTTTTCCAAAGGACTACGGTTATTTTCTAAAGATAGTAATAGTTCTTCTTTTGCGTCTCTTGCTTTTTCAATAGCAAGACTAATTTTTCTTTCTTCTCTTGTTACTCTTTCTGGCATTATTGTCCACCTGCCCTTTCAACCATTTTGTGAATCTGTGACCAATCCATGTTATCAACATCAACTGTTGTAGTATTATTATCCATAGTAGGTACAGGACTTTCTGCTACTACTAGTCCTGCTTTCATTAAAATATTATCTTTAGCATATAGAGTCTTTTCTAATGCTTCGACCTT